CGTCTTTTACGTTCTTCACGTAGTGGTCCAGTGCGTAGTTGTACTGTTCCAGATCCATGAGAACCAAGAACGCTGGTCTGTCGTACTTGTCGAATGTTATTGCTCTTATCTCGAATATCATGTTCGAATCTCGCCTTGTCCACTCTTTTTAGTCGGATTTTATCCAACGAATGAACACTTCGATTATCCGTCTTACACGTACTTTAATGTATAACCTAGTCGATTTCATAATTAGGCTAATACGCCTAGGAGTTTATACAATGATGTATAGATGGAAAAAAGTTTGGAGAAAGGTTCCCGTTCGTACTCGCAGCTCTAAGCGCAGGTGGTGACCATGTCCCAGTCTATAACCGTCTCCATTGTCGAGACCTATGACCTTTCCACTACTGAAAATAGGATGGGTTTGATTGCGATTAAGACTCCTTCTATGACGGCGGTTAATAAAAGGTATCCTGGATTCATTAGGAATTTCAAGTTCCTTCATGTGAATTCTTGCGATGTTGTTCTTTCGTGCGCTTCTACTCTTCCTACTGATCCTTTGCAGATTGGTACCACTGCTGGTAAGGTCGCGCCCCAGGATATGTTCAACCCTCTTCTCTATAAGGCGGTCTCGAATGATTCTTGGAACGGTCTACTTAGCAGGATTTATTCCCCTACTGGTGCATCTGTTTCCCTTAATGACGACGTTCGCCATTTTGCTGATGCGTTCCCCGATGCTACTAGTACCGAATCTGTCAGGGCTTACTATGCTATGCTTGCGGACCCCTCTTTTAAAAAGGCTCATATCCAGGCGGGGCTTTCCATGCGTGGTCTTCGCCCTCTGGTCTATCATCTTCTTTCTGGATCTGGGACTAATACAGAGTTGACTGGTGCTGGTCAGCCTACCGCCGTTGGTCAGGCGTATAAGAACTATGTCGATGATTCTGGCGATGCGTATCAGCGTGCATCTAATAACCTGTATTCTGGTACTACTTTGTTCAAGGGCAGACCCGTGCCTATGCCCTCTGTCCAGACTACGCCTGCAGTCGTTCATCCTAGCGACGGAACCGTTACACAGATTGATTACAACGTTGTTCTCGGCGGCATACCGTCTACATATGTTTGTGCTATCGTGGTTCCTCCGCACTCCCTCAATACTACCTATTTCAGGATGACCGTTAAATGGTCTGTGACTTTCCATACTGTTGCTTCGGAAATGTCCAAGGCTCTTATGCCTGGAATGTCAGACCTCGGCCGTTATGCGTACTATACCTCCGAGACTTCCAAGTTGGAGCCTGTGCCTATAGAGGATGTATCCGATACTGCCGTTACTGGTGATACTGTCGATGCCGATGGTGTTTCTCTCGATCTTGTCATGGAGAAATGATATGGCTTCCTATCGTCAGTACCGCCACCAGTCTTCGTCTAATTTCGGTAGGCCCTCATCTATGCGTTTCGATTTGGATCCTCGCACTAGGTACGAGTTGTCCAAGGTTCCTTTCATCGGTGACGCTTTCAGGTATATGGACCAGACCAAATACTACAACGATTATCTGGCTTCTCGCGGTATGACTTGGAATGATGTGAAGTATCCGGCTCTGCTTTCCGGGTCCGGTGCTTACGGTGTAGCTGCTTCGGGTTACCGTGTCAGTAAGAATTTCTTGAAGTTGTACCGCTAAACTTCTTTATGGGGGGCCAGCGCCCTAGAGCGTTGACCCTCTAAGTTGTTTTCTCTAACCGTGTACTCATCCCCCCTAAAGGGGGGATGGCACCCGAGTAGTGTTACGATAGGGTGCCATCCGCTTTGATGCCGTGCAGTTTCCATCTGTCGCTTGATAGTCCTTTTAGGTTGAGTGGTTCGTTGGTGAACACGACTAGTTTGGTTCCTCTGATGTTGCGTGTCTTTCCGCTATAGCGCCAGTCGAATACCAAGCCGTCCTTGATCTCTTCCATGGTCTCGTATAGTGCCTTTCCCGCCTTGGTGCTTCTTGGGATGTCTATGATGATTAGCCATTCGCCTTTCCAAGCGCTACAGACGAATCCAGAGACGCGTTCGGCGGTCGTTTGGGCTCTAGGTACCACTAGGGCTTCTCTGCGCTCCCAGAGGGCTATTGTCGCGAAACTCTTGCCCTTGTTCCCTGCGGGGTCTAGGACCACGTCGATTTCCCTTACCGACTGCTTTTTCAGCCTTTTCATCAGTTGCCTTTGCCATATCATTCCGCAGTCTCCGAGTTCTCCGTATCTGCATTTGAGAATCTCGTTGTTGTCTTCCGAGCACCAGAAATGACCGTCTTTCCGTTCATAATCAAAATCTTCGGTTGCTGCTTTCTGGATGTTGAACCGTGGTTCACGATCGTGGACGTACTCGAAGAAGTCTGGTCTTGATGCTTTGCAACGTATCTGCCAGTGCTCATATCCTCCCTTTCCTGTTTCCTTTGCGATGATGTATTCTTTCACATCGCATTGATCGAACAGTTCACGGATAATCCGCTTATGAATCGTCCGAGGTCCTGTTATCATCCATGTCTGCAAGTTCTTCCTCCGATGGGTAGTTGTTTCCGACTCTGAAACCGTCGTTGAATGCAT